TGCTTGATTCCGTCAGCGTGGGCGTAAACCCGACAAAGTTCTCCTACAACGAGGATGGCGTGATGGTCATTGAGGCTGCCGATTGGATTGAATTAAGCCTTGTGCCTAGTCCAGCCTTTGAGGGCGCGGTCATCACAAAAGTTGCCGCTAGTTCTGATGCAAATGCTGACGATTTGTGTAATAATGACAGCGGCGACTCCGGCACAGCCACAGAACCAATCGAGGAGACACCAGTGGAAACACCAGAAGTAATCGCACCAGAAGTTATCCAGGCAAGCGCACCAGTGCAATTTGCACAAGCTCGCAAAGAGCCACGCATCCCTAACTCATGGGAATACATGGCAGCAATGCATGTTAGCGGAGACACTTGGATCAATGCACAGAAAGTCTTTAAGGATTACACCGATTACCACCGCAGCCCACTGGTGAGCGCAGCCGCTGGTGATGAGTTCCTGACCAGCGTGCCGGGACTCTTGACCAAAGTAACGATGGGGCCTGTGTTTCAGGACATTAACTTCATGAGGCCTGTGGTCGCTGCACTTGGCGCAAGGGCGATGCCAGCAACACCTGCAAGCACGTTTAACCGACCAACAATCACAACGCACCAGGCAACAGCCACTGCACAAACAGAAGGCGCTGCAGTTGCAACCGCCACCGGCGTGATTGCAAACAACACGGTTACAAAAAAGACTTTCGCGAATAGTGCGAATATCAGTTACCAGACATTGGACTTTACCGACCCCGCAGCACTACAAATTGTCATTAACGATTTGATTGGTGGCTACATGGTTGGAACCGACAACGAAGCCGCAGACAACTTGCTCACCGCTGCAACATCAGCCGGTGTGTGGGATTTAACTGTTGCCGACTTGTACAAGTCAATTTATGATGCTGCAATCGTCACGCTTGCTGCAACCAACATGTTGCCAACACACATGTTCGTTGACCCAGCAACATATTCGCTTATCATGCAACTTAAAGACACCACCGACAGACCATTGTTTGCAAACTTGGGCGGCGGTTTGTCTGGCAAAAACGCAATCGGCGTTGGCAATGCAACTTCGGCATCAGTTGACGGACGCAACGATCAAGGCCCACTTGGCTTGAAACTTGTTGTTGACAACAACTTTGCTGCAAAAACAATGGTCATTATGAAAGACATTGGTTTTGAAGTGTATGAAGATTGGAAGGGCATTTTGTCAGTTGATGCACCAACCACGTTGACCCGTGCAGTATCCACACACGGATATTTCTGCACATTTAAGGCCAACGGCTCGATGATTCAGAAAATCACCCAGGCTTAGTCAGGTAAGCGGCCATCCGCTATGACCACATACAACACCGCAACAAAACAATTAATCTCTAACTACGCGTGCATTAGCACGTTAGAACCAACTGACATAGCAGTTGGTCAGAGCATTACGGTTGCCAGCATCGGAAGTCCGTTTAACGGAACATTTACGGTGCTGGCATTACCGCAATATGCGTTTATTGGTGTTGACTCAAATTCTGGAGAGTTTGAGTACGACGTAGAAGTGCCGCGCCCGAATCAAATCATTTATGCCGCTACTGGTAGCAATGTCGACTATGTCGTCACTTATTCCGGAACAGTTGCGTATACGCAAAATTGCACATGGATTACAACAGCCGCATTAATTACATATTTAGGCGTCACGATTGATAACCCGTCAGATGATTACACGCTTGCCGAACAAGCGCGAAACGCTGGAAACGATTTCTGTTATCGCAGGAGACAGGAGTCTTCCTATTTTGATTCGTTGACAACGTCGCCAGGTCACGATGTCACGCTAGGCACGCTGATGTATGCGGCAGCGCTGTGGCGTAGTCGAGGGTCAATAGAAACCGCTTATGCAGCGTTTGACACAATGGGCACACCAACCCAGCAATCATTAACACCAATAGTCAAACAGTTGTTAGGCATCCCTAGACCAGCGGTAGCCTAATGGCCTACGAGGATTTTCTTAACGAAACCATTGACGACATAGCAGCCACATTGACTGCAGTGTCGGGTATCCGTTGCGTGACAGACCCAACCAAAATTGTTCCTAATTGCGTGTTCCTACTGGCACCAAGTTTTACGGTGTTTGGTGGCAACGGCAACATTTTGACAATGACATTTCCGTTAAAAGTCATCGGGTCTGGGCCAGCCGGCTTGCCAGTGCTACGAGAGATTTTGAGCATTGTTTCTAAAGTCGTGGCATCCAAAATTGCAACCGTTTCAGGGGCGCCAGGCTCACTCGAAATTGGTGGGGCAATGTATCCTTGCTACGACTTATCCATGAACGTTCAAGCGCAAGCCGTCTAATATCCCCCACAACCCACCATTTATCTGATAAAACTTAACCAGAACTAAACGAGGAGAAACCCACATGGCCAGTACAGCGACATCCACATATCTGTCAAACGCCGTCGTCACAATTGGCGGAACCGATTTGACAGGTCAATGTTCCAGCGCCACATTGATAAGAGTCATTGAAAGTTTGGAATCAACAAATATGTCAAACACGGCAAGAACGTTTGTGGGCGGATTGGAAAACTCGTCATTGGTAGTTGACTTATACAATTCCACCGCCGCCAGTAGCAGTTACGCCACACTAAAAACTTTAGTGGGCACCGCCGTGACTGTCACCGTAAAAGCAAAAGACGCGGCGACGAGCGTGACGAATCCGCTGCACACGCTCACGGGGGCCTACATGGGCACATTGCCAGTCGTCGTTTCGTCGCTGGGCGCGCTCGATGTCATGGGTGGCATAACCTTCCAGGGCGGTGTGTACTCGGTAGCAACAACATAATTTCTCGCCGGCAACGGCCCGACACGAAAGAGGCAACATGAAATTAAAGTTACGCATCAATTTACAAGACGGTCAAGGCGACCGATTTATGTACACCAATTTGTTTGTGCTCGCAGAATGGGAACGCACAGAATCACGCAAACTGTCCGATGGGCGCGGCGTTGGCGTATCCGATTTAGCGTGTTGGGCTCATGCGTTGTGCAAAATTGCTGGCGACCCAGTGCCAGCCACATGGCAAGATTGGCTTAAACAACATCCAGACGTTGACATTGAAGCGATTGACGAGACAAACCCAAACCCTACGGACAGGGCCACATCCGCTACCAGTTAGCGACACTGTTATGTCAAGTCGGTTGGTGGCCCACCGATGTACCGTTTGACATGCGCGACTTAAACACAGTGATTACGATATTGAATAAGCGCGACCAGGGATGACTTATGACTATTAATGTGACAATGGAAGTGGCTGGCATTAAAGAAGCGTTAGCCAAATTGAATCGCATAGACAAAAAACTGCGTATGCAAATTACCAAAGATTTTAGAGAAGTGATGCAACCAGTAGTTGACGAAGCACAAAGCCGTTTGCCGTTTGGCGCGCCATTGAGTGGCATGGAAAAAAAATGGACTACAAAAAGCGGTTACCAAATTTTGCCCTGGAGTGGCGCAGATGACACAGTGACCGCCAGTGTTAGCGGTAAAAAAGTGCGTGAGTTTGCAGGATTTCAACAAAACTTAGGAACGTTTTACGCACGTTACAAAGGCCCAACGGCAGTGTTGTTTGATATGACTGGACGCAAAACACCAAAAACCGATGCTGGCAAACGATTTGCAAACAACATGAACCGCAAACACGGCCAAGCATCGCGTTTGCTATGGCCAGCCTGGCAGGCTGCAGGTAACCAAGTAGTTGACCAAGTCAGAGAATTAGTGAACCGCGTTATTAACGACCCAAGATTGTAATGTAGTTAAATGGCATCCGTCCTATTACCAATTGTTTCTGAATTTGATGGTAAAGGCGTTGATAAAGCCATAAAGCAATTCCAACAGTTGGAAGGCGCTGGCGCCAAAAGTGCGTTTGCATTAAAAAAGGCGTTTGTGCCGGCGCTTGCTGCGGTGGCTGGTTTGGCTGCAGGATTGGGTCTAGCGACTAAGGCCGCTATTGAGGATGAGAAATCCCAGACGTTACTTGCTCAACAATTAAAAACGACTACGGGCGCCACTAATAGCCAAATTGCATCTACTGAAACGCTTATTAGTAAAATGCAGAAGCAGTACGGCGTCGCGGATGACCAATTACGCCCTGCCCTAGCCAACTTGGTGCGCGCTACTGGCTCGCTTGAATTGTCACAAAAGGCAATGGCCAACGTCATTGACTTGTCTGTTGCCAAAAACATTGATTTGGAAACGGCGTCAACGGCGGTTTCTAAAGCGCTTGCTGGTCAAACGACTGCGTTGTTTAAGTTAGACCCGTCGCTAAAGGGCGTCATTGATTCATCGAGCAGTGCCGATGAAATTATGAAAGCGTTGACTGGCACTTTTGGCGGTGCGGCTCAAGCGGCTGCAGATACGGCGGCAGGCGGTTTTGCTATTTTGCAGCAACGCTTAAATGAAACTAAAGAGTCAATTGGCGCGGCGTTGCTACCAATTATTGAAAAATTGTTGCCAGTTATGCAACAAATGGCCGAGTTTGCCCAAAACAACACGGATGTGTTTTTAATTTTGGCTGGCGTTATTGGCACAATTGCAATTGCAATAATTGCACTTAACGTTGCCATGAAAGCATATGAAGCAACTACCACGTTGGTCAAATTGGCAAACGTGATATTGGCTGGCTCGTTTACAACAGTGCAGACATCAGTGGTGGCATTAAGTGCTGCATTTGGAATTTTTGCGCTCACAATTGGCGCCATTTATGAATTGTTTAAAGAAGGCCCAAAAGCGATAAAACAAACCGTTCAACCGTTTAAAGATTTTGCATTGTTTGTTGGGGCAACAGTTGCAACTATTGGCAACGGTGTTATTAATGCAGTGCGGTTGGTAGTTAACGGAATTAATGCAATGGTTAACGCCGCTATTGATGCACTTAATTTATTAAACCCGTTTAAAGACATTCCGAACGTGCCAATGGTTGAGTTGCCAAACATACCAGTACCAAAATTTGGAACCGGTTCATTGGACACGTCATCTGATACCGGTATTTTTGCGCCAGCCAATCCACCAAAAAGCGGTGGCACAATGCCAGGCGTTTCAATTCCTGCAATGCCAGATTTAACCCCTGCAATCGGCGGTGGCGGTGGCTCGACTAATCAAGGGCCATCATTTGCGCCGGTCAACGGCCCAATTGGTTATGTCGGTGGCATTCAAGACCGCATAGCAAACAGACCAGACGTAACAATTAACGTGGCTGGCGGTATTTCATCTGCAGCCGATATTGGTCAATCTGTAGTTGACGCGCTGACCCAATACACAGAAGTTTATGGGCCGCTTAATTTAGCGATTAGATAATGACTGCCACGACACTCATTACGGGCGGCACATATTTGCTGGAATTATCTACAGGGTTTGACTCATCAGCGTTTTACCTAAATGACTCGCTACTTAACGGCACAGATGTGCTTGATGGCGACGGCACAGATTTTATTGACATTACGCCCGTAGTGCAAAATATGCGTATTAGTCGAGGACGACACAAACCGTTAGACGTGTTTGGGCCAGGCACAATGTCGGTGTCAATTAGTGTGCCTAAAACAAATCGGGATTACGACCCCTTAAACACGGCCAGCGTCTATTACAACGATTTAACCGAGCAGCCTGGATTAGCGCCATTGCGCCCAATTCGTTTAAGTCGCAATGGCGAATATTTGTTTACAGGCGTAGTCACGACATACAACCAGACATACAGTTTGGACGGCTTGACGTCATACAACATTTTTGCTGCAGACAACATTTATGTGCTCTCACAGGGCAGTTTGCCATCTACAGTTACCAGTTCCCAGACGTCGTCAGGGCGCATTACAGCCGTTTTAAGCGCTGCAGCCTTTACAGGCTCTACAAGTCTTACCGCAAGCCCTGTAGCCACGCTGGGCGCATTTACAATTGCTAGCGGCACAAACGTCAATGCTTACATAAACCAAATACAACAAGCCGAACAGGGGCGCATTTTTTGCAGTAAAACAAACGTTCTGACTGCACAGGCTCGTATTGGTAATACATTGGGAACGCCCACCGTGACATTTAATGACACCAAAACGGCAACACCGTATGACGTAATTTTGGTGGAGTTTGACCAGCAAAGCGTTATCAATAATGTCAACGTCACTATTGAAGGCGGTGTGCTACAAAACGCCAGTGACGCATCTAGTATTGCTACATATTTTACGCAAACCGAAGCCATCACAGACAGCCTGCTTAGTACTAATGCACAGGCCGCAACGCTTGCCAGTTACCTACTGAACCCGTTACCAGAGCCACGTTTTACTAGTGTGTCTACCACGTTTGCCAGCCTGACAGATGCACAAAAAACGGCGTTAGCGCCTATAGAGATTGGTGACATTGTAAGCGCCACTAAATCGTTTGCGTCTGGTAGCCCGTTAGCGGTGCAACAAAACTTGGCGGTCGAGGGCATAGATCACGTTATTGACGTAAACACCGGGCACAGAATGACTTTGTGGACATCGCCAACCGTCATTGTTTACGCCTTTGTGCTAGATGACCCTACGTTTGGTTTGCTTGACGGCACAAATGTGCTTGGATGATGTAAAGTAAAACTATGGCCGCAGTCACCACACTTCCAGCAGCGTTTGTTGCAAACACCGTTTTAAACGCCGCACAGTTAAATGATGTGCGTGGCGCGTTTCGTGTTTTGCAAGTTGTTAGTTCAACTCAAACTGCAAACATTCAAAACAACACAAGTACCTATGTTGATAGTGGTTTATCCGTTGCTATTACGCCTAGTTCATCATCAAGCAAAGTTTTGATTATTGGCTCTAACAGTTTAACAAAAAACAACACTAACGCAAGTGCTTCAGCGGCTTCCCGATTAGTGCGAACTACAACAACTATTTCCCAAATATCACAAGGCCTTTTATACACAGGAACAGCGATTTACAATGCTGGTAATGACCAATTTTTTTATCTTGATAGCCCTGCAACAACATCTGCAACAACATATAAAACCCAATTTGCATCTACAGGCAACAACGATGGTGTCATTGTAAATGTGAATATAGGTTCTGGAAACCAAACTTCATATATTGTCGCATTGGAGATAAGCGCATGAACATTATGACTATTACAAAAGCACTTAATAGCCTGGGATTTTTTGATGGTTGGGCAGCGAGCGAACGTGGAATTATCTTTTGGGAAAATACAGAACCGCAACCAACCGAAGCCGAACTTGTTAAGGCTGGCTGGGTAAAACCAACCGATGAAGCCACGCCCGTTGCAAAGTAGTTAAAATTGCAAACGTTATGGGTTGCATTAGTCGCAGGCGGCTTTACCGTCTTAGTCGCAATCATTAACCGCGCCGACAAAACATCACAAAAAGAACACGCAGACACATACAAAGCATTAGGCCGCATAGAACAAAAAATAGATGGGCACGTAGTCAATCATGAAAAATCTTAAAGCACTTGCATCGAGTTACGGACGGTCAGCATTAAGCGCAGTGCTCGCCGTTTACATGACTGGCAACACTGACCCATCAGACTTGGCTAAGGCTGGCATTGCAGCATTGTTGCCACCATTCTTGCGTTGGCTTAACCCGAAAGACCAGGCATTTGGCCGTCATACCAGCCAACCCTAAAGTCATCGGGTCTAAGCCTTACACAGGCAACAGCGACGGTGCATCAGACGGCCCACGTGCCGGCATGGATGAATGGATTAGGCAAGCCATCAAACACGCAAATGGCGCGTTCTGGAATAACGGCAGTTGGGGAATACGTGACATGCGCGGTACGCCTGGTTCATTATCTGTGCATGCCACTGGTCGAGCCGTTGACTTGTCGTACAGGCCGTCAGAGAAACACCCAGACGCAAACCGTAAAGGCACTATTGCGTTTATAAACATTGTGTTAGCAAACGCAAACGAACTAGGCGTTGAATGTGTGCTCGATTATTTTCCTAAAGCATTTGGGCGCGGCTACCGCTGCGACAGACAACGCTGGAAGTCGTACAGCAAGCCAGAAATACACGGTGCGCCAGGCGGCGACTGGCTGCATGTAGAGATAAACCCACAAATGGCCGATGCACCAAACCAAGTAAAACAAGCGTTTCAGAGGGTATTCACCGAACTGCCACAGTAATGCTTTAGGGTCGAAGTACCGACGATTGGAGACGCAAGATGCCAGATGCAAAAACATACCATTACGAAGTTTTTAAGTGCAATCTGTCCACCGAACAGCAAGTTATGGTGCAGATATTTCGTGACCCTGAAAACGGCAAAGTTTTACATAGTCAAATTTCGTTCCGGAACGTCATTGGCGATTCTTGGGGCGTCCCCTACCAACTGGAGAAATCATGATTTTAGACATATTTAACAAATCGGTGATGTGGGCCCTAGCAGGCTTAACCACCGTATTTCTTGCCTACAGCCTTCCTGGCGCGTCTGGTGACCCTTTACAGCCGGTGCCAGACAGTGTGCCAATAGCCCACATAACCACAATTCCAGCACCAATAACTACGACTATTCCCCCTGGCAAATCCGCATGCTGGCAATATCTGTCATTAGCAATGGCAAACGGATTTGTAGTCGAGCAAACCCCAACCATTATGAAAATTATGAAACGCGAATCAAATTGCACAAGTGGGGCATACAACCCCAATGACGTGATGACCGGCTCATACGGAATTTACCAAATCAATGGATTTTGGTGTTTGCCATCAAAGTCATGGCCAGTTGGCTGGCTGCAAGCAAAACGTATATTACAAACATGTGACGATTTGTTTGACCCACTTGTCTCAACAAAAGCCGCATACCAAATATGGTTAAACAGCGGTTTTCAACCGTGGAACATCCCCCGTGTATCATCAGCGCCGTGAGTGAAAGTCCATATCCCGATATTGGCATCAGCCAAGAAACAAGAGACGCAATGTATCCCGAAAACTATTCCGACAAATACAACAAAGTGTTTAAGCAATTTGTTGACGACATCAT